CATCATCAACTCTATCTTTCTTTTCTTTCATTTCAACTTCTGAGCCTGCTCCTATTTTAATTACGGCAACTCCGCCTGATAGTTTTGCTAATCTCTCACGTAATTTTTCAGTTTCATAATCTGATACGCTAGCCTCGATCTGATTTTTAATTGATTCTATACGTTCTTGTACATATTCAGCATCACCAAATCCATTTACAATAGTCGTGGTATCTTTATTAATAACTATTTTTTCGGCTGAACCTAATTGTTCCAAAGTAGCATTTTCTAATTTATGTCCTTTGGTTTCAGATATTACAAATGCGCCTGTAATCGCTGCAATGTCTTCTAATACTTCTTTTCTCTTTTCTCCAAACCCAGGAGCTTTAACTGCACATACTTTTAAACTACCTCTTACTTTATTAACTACCAATGTTGACAATGCTTCTCCATTAATATCATCTGCTATAATTAATATTTCACTTCCTTGTTGTGCTATTTTTTCTAATATTGGTAATAATTCTTTCATATTAGAAACTTGCCCATCAACAATTAATATTTTCATATTAGATAATACAGCTTCCATTTTATTTGCATCTGTTACAAAGTATGGAGATAAATATCCTCTATCGAATTGCATACCTTCAACAACTTCCAATGTAGTTTCTGATGTCTTTCCTTCTTCAACAGTTATGACGCCATCCTGACCTACTTTATCCATTGCACTAGCAATGATAGCTCCTATTGACGAATCATTATTTGCAGATATTGTTCCAATTTGAGCAATTTCAGCGTTATCAGTAACAGGTTCAGATAAATCTTCTAAATATTCAGTAATTTTAGCAACTGTTTTATCAATACCTCGTTTTAATTCAATTGGATTTGCTCCATTTGCAATTTTTTTGTAACCTTCAGTTAAAATAGCACGAGCCAACACCGTAGCTGTTGTAGTTCCATCACCTGCCATGTCATTTGTTTTTTGAGCTGCTTCTTTTACCATTTGCGCGCCAGCATTCTCAATCGCATCTTCCAATTCAATTTCTTTTGCTACCGACACACCATCTTTTGTAATATGAGGTGCTCCAAACTTTTTATCAATTACAACTGTCCTACCACGAGGTCCTAATGTTGATTCGACGGCATCTGCCAATTGTTGTACTCCTGATAATAATGCAGTACGTGCTTCTTCATTAAATAATAACTTTTTTGCCATAACTATTTTTCTTGTTTGATTACTTTAAATTCTTCGTTTACATATCCGCAGTCATCACATCTAAATGTTGGTACTGGCATGATCTGTTCTTTACCTGTCTGTGATACTAAAGCTGATACGACTTTAAATGCATGTACTTGTCGGAAATAATGACCTCCGCAATTTTCACATACAAGATCTTTCATTGTAG